ATACCTAGTTCTATTACGACCTATCGGGATGCAGTCAGAACGGCTTGTGCAACAATCGAAACAAGCATTACCAACGCTTCTGACCTCGCTGCATTTATGGCACTTTACGATACACCTGTTGACAGCGATGGCAAGCCAACTGGTGACCCTGCGCCAATCAACGCTTGGCCTGACGCACTCTAAAAAAATCGAGAAACATCATGGAGCCTATTTCTGCTGCGCTAACGGGGTTCGCGTTGTTAAAAACTGCTGTCTCGGGTTTGAAGTCAGCGATCAATACAGCCAATGACGTGAAAGACGTAGGCCACTTCCTAGAGGCAATTTGGAAAGCCGACAAAGAGTGTAACGAACAGCATAACAAAAACGCATCCGTTGGTAGCCTGGACGGTTTCAAAGATGTGGCGTCGAATGTCATAGACCGCCGCCTTCAACAAGAAATGATGCACGAGGTTCGCACATTAATCACCGCCAGGTTTGGGATTGGGGCTTGGGAAGAAATCGTCGCAGAAAAGGCAAGGCGAGAACGTGAGATTAAGGAAGCTCAGGCGGCGGCGCGTCGTGAGAAGATTCGTAGGGCTCAAGAAACTGAGGAAGCGATTAAAACAGCAGCGATTGTCGCCTCTATTATCGGAATTGCGATTGCGTTATTTGTCGCTTTATTAGTCACGGTCGCGTCAGCACAACGGATGGTTGCATAATGACTGATTGGTTCAACAAATATTTAAAGTTTAATGTTACAGCAAAGCTAACAATGATTGCGTCCGTCGCTATGAGCTGGCGATGCGCAGAATGGTTCATGGATTTAGAAGCGCCAACCACACAGCAATCTGCTTTTGTCAGCGTCATAATGGGCGTGATGACAGGCGTTTACGGCATCTATCTTGGCAAGGAAGCAAGGACAACGAAGGACTGATGTGGCAAGCATTAGTCACCGTTTGCTTCATTGCAAAAATGGACCAGTGCGTAATCCTGGAAAGCCAACAATGGTTTGAGACTGAGTTGAGCTGCAAGCGCAGAGCGCTTGAGATGGCTGGCGACGTTAACCAATACATGAAATCACACAAGCCTGTCAGATACAAATGCCGGTATTTGCCTGGGGGGATGTTAACAAAATGATTGCACAATTAATTGGGCCTATTGCAAATCTGGCTGGTGGCTGGCTGCAAGGCCGAGCTGACAAACAGCTTGCGGAAACCCAAGCCAAAGTCGCGATGAAAAAAGCAGAGGCAAAGGTTTACGAGACTGAGGCCACAAGTCAGATGCTGATGGAACAGCGGCTGACAGACCACATGGGCGATAGCATCAAAGATGAAATCTGGACAATTTGGTTTGTGTTGGTTTTGACCGGCTGCTTTTTGCCTTGGACGCAAGAATACGTCAAAAACGGCTTTGTGTTCCTAGACCAGCACACCCCGCAATGGTTTCACAATATGCTTTATATCGTGATTGGCAGCTCTTTTGGTTATCGCTTTGGCAAGCAGGGCTTGCAGCTGATTAACAGGAAAAAATAATGAAACAGAATTTTGACCAGTGCCTTACCTGGCTGCTGGCTCATGAGGGCGGCTTTGTTGATCACCCCAACGACCCTGGCGGCATGACCAACAAGGGCATCACAGCGCGCGTCTATAGCCAATGGCTGGCCGATACAATGGACGTTGATGCTGAAATGACCGAAGAGATGATGCGTAATATTCCACAAAATCACGTCGAGCAAATTTATCGTGAGGAATATTGGAATCGCGTTGCCGGTGACAAGCTGCCAGCTGGCCTTGATTGGTCGGTGTTCGATTGGGCTGTTAACTCCGGCGTCGGTCGGTCAGCTCGGACGCTGCAAAAGATCATTGCCGTTACAGCTGATGGCGGTATTGGACCGCAAACATTAGCCGCTGTTGATGAGCACGACACAGAGCAGCTGATTACCGATATGTTCAGCCGGCGTCAGGCTTTTTATGAGCGCCTCAAAACTTTTGACCATTTTGGCAAAGGTTGGACTAGGCGCAACGAAGAAACACTGCACCAAGCTGTAGAGCTCTGCCGTGGCTAAACGAAAAAAGAAATCGGTAAATCTTTCTGTCGGTCGTGGTGAAAAGCGCTCGGTCAAGCAGGGCGGTGGGCTCACTGCAAAGGGCAGGGCAAAGTATAACAAAGCTACCGGCAGTAATTTGAAAGCGCCGGTCACGGGCAAAGTAAAGCCGGGCAGCAAAGCTGCAAAAAGGCGCAAGAGCTTTTGTGCCAGATCCAAGAGCTGGACGGGGCCAAGAGGCAAGGCCGCAAGGCGCAGATGGAAATGCTAACCAAAGGAGACTGATCAATGCCAGGGCATTACGGAAAAGGTATGAAAAAAATGGGCGCCAAGAAAAAGCTAACAGCCAAACAAAAAACGCTGCCGGCATTTTTGAAAAAGAAAATTATGAAGTCTAAAAAGAAAGGTAAGTGACATGGCTAAACGTCCAGGGCTCTACGCCAATATAAATGCTCGTAAGAAAAAAGGCATCAGCCGCAGCAAAAAGAAAAGCACAATTACCCCTAAAGCCTACGCCAATATGAAGGCCGGCTTCCCCAAAAAGAAAAAGAAAAAAGCATAGCCCGGTGCCAAAGCTCTTGGCACCCGCTGGTGCCAAGCCGGTGCCAGACCACATGGGTGCAGGGGGGTTATGGTGGATTAAGGTTGACCCGTAAGTGTCTGTGATATATCACTTGAGGATATAGCAAGACGCTTTTTTTCAGGTTCGAATCCTGTCGCGCTCACCATTTTGTATGGTGTTAAGCCACTGAAAGCACTAGCTTTTGGTGGTTTATTTTTTTGTCTGGGTGCCAAGCTGGTGCCAAAGACAACGTAAAAAGTCGCGAGAGTAACGGGATTATCCCTTGAACTTGACGGAATACGTCACTATGTAAGTAGTGTAAGGTCAAGAAAAGGAGATAGACCATGGTTAAGATAGACAAAATTATTCGCGAAGCAGAAATACACTGCAACCGCGTGTGGCTCAGCGCTGAAATTATTGCAAGTGAGCTAAATAAAATACGACAGGCATTGGACAGGCAAAATAATTTGTCAGTCGATCAGCTCGCACAACTCAAGGTTTTAGAAAGCACACTCATTAACAAAAAACAAGGGTGGCAATAATGGACATAGAAATTAAAAAATACAAGTCGCGTGAGAAGTTAGGCAAAGCTGGGTTTTGTGTAGACACCAGGTCTATTGTTGCTAACGGCAAGCGTGAGTTTTTTTACACAAGGCTAGAGGCTGAGCGTCACGTCGATAAGATCAACGCAGAGTTGACACCGAGCACAGCAGCTGCGTGGGATTGGGACTTTGATATGCTGTACCGCAATTTCATAACCCACATCACAAGCCAGCATGACAAGGGTGACATGACCACGTCATCAAAGTCAGAAAAAGAGCGCGATGCAAAATTGTTTGTCGGTCTTATTCTTGACGGTAAACCTGTCGGGCAAAGCAAGGTGCGTGATCTTACAACCGGGCATATGCGGTTGCAGATCGTTGAGCAACTGCGGGTCGGTCGAGCTAAAAAGACTGTCGATAATATCCTCGGCTCGCTCAGATACTTTATGAGCTACTCTATTGATGCTGGTTGCCGCAACAGCAATCCAATGACTGACGTTAAAGGCAAGGGCGACAAAGCCAAGCCAGCAAAACAGATCAAGCAGATACAGCCTGACGTGATCAACGCAATTATCGATGCAATGCCGGTTCACTGGGCTTTGCGCGCTAGGTTTGCTGCAACTACTGGTCTACGCCAGGGCGAGCTGCGCGCGCTTGTGTGGGCTGACATTGACTGGGGCAAGCCTGGTTATGTTTATGTCAACAAGGCGGTCAAGCATAACAGCAGTGACATAGGTGATCCTAAAACCAAGCGCGGCAAGCGCAAGGTGCCGCTGCACCCGGACGTCAAACAGTCATTGCAAGAGCTCTATTTGTTGCTCGGCAGACCAGCTGATGACGCGCTAGTTTTTACCGGCAGATTCGGTGACCCGCTCGGCACAAATGTTTTTGCTAAGGTTATTGGCAAGGCGTGTAAGGAAGCCGGCGTTGACCGCATCAGGTGGCATGATTTGCGTCACTACTATGCCAGCCGGCTGTTGCAAAAGTTTGGCGCTGATTGGTGGACAATCACTAACCTGATGGGCCACGCCAGCATCAGCACAACTAGCGATGTTTACGGCCACTGGCTCGACGATAAAGAGCGCGACGATAAGATTGCTGACGGCATAGCGGAGGCGTTCTAATCACAACCTGATCTTGATCTCATTAACGACCCTCGCGTTAACTAAGGTATAACGCGGGGGTTTTTTACCAGGTCTGGAATTTATATAAGTGCGAGTGCGTTTTGCGTTCTCGCGAGTTTTGACTAAGGGCTCCACATATATTGTTTTTTCCCATAGGCGCCTGAGTTCAAGCTTAAACTCTTCCACAGTCATATCAGCTGAATCACGCATTTGGATGCACTTGTCTGATCTTAAATTGATCGTCGAGAGTTGAACGGCTGACATATATTGCCTTGCCGGAACGGAAAGTTTCGACGCCAGAATTTTCAATGAGGCGCTTGGCTCGTTTGTACGCAGCTGGGCTTTTGTCATTGAAAAGATAGATTGCTGCTTCTGGCAGCGTCATAAGGTTTTTATCATCCATTGTTGCCACCCTGGTAACCAGCTGGGTCGTTTGCAAGTAGCGAAAAGGTCGCTACTTTCGGGAATGTGCGAACATCTTTTTCATTAGGTATGCGCCTGGTCAGGCTTATGCCAAGCTCAACACCGGCTTCAAACATCATGTTTTGCAGCTCAGTACACATTTCTTTTTGCTCATCTGTCATTGGCGTAAACTTGCCAGCTGCTTCATCCCATTCGGTTCTGTACTGAATAAAGGCAACGGCGCGATATTCATGTGGGTTGCCGTCGTCATCAATCATTGGAATGTCATTACGCAATTTGAACTTGCCTCGGCTAAATCCCGGCATCATCTTTCTCCCGTGTTTTGTTCGTCATATTTTTGTTGATAAAAATCACCTAGCGTTGCGCTTAACTCGCGGTCAGCTTCTTTAAGGTCTTCACGCTGCTTCTGCGTTTTCTTTGACCACATCAAAAGCTTGATCTTGTTAGCGTCTTTGATCTGATTCATTTGGTCGTTGACCCACTTGCTCCAATCAACGTCAGCATTGGCTGGCGGTGGTGGTGATGGTGTTGTAGTTTTTGGCTCAGGCGCAGCTGCTGGGGCAGGGGTTGCCTTAGTTTCGATCCCACCTTCTACTTGTGGCAAAAAATCAGCATCGTCGTTGTCGCCGGTTGCAATAAGCAACAAACCGCGCAGATATTGTTTGACTGCGTAAGATTGTGCCGCCCCGGATGTTTGTGCGCCAGTTAACGGCAAGCTGACCATGCTCCCAGCCGGCTCCGTTTGCTGGCCGGACGAATGGCACATTGTAATATTAAATGTAAATGTCGCCCATGTTTTGTTATTGACCGGGAATGTATCCATCGACACACAGTTTGGGTTTATGTGCAAACCCTCTCCAGCGCAGATTGGCCGGCACATTTCCAAAAAATCATCAATGCTTGCAAAGTTATAGTTTTGGTGGGTGTTTTTCTCACCTTTGCCGAGCATTTTTATTTTAGTCATAGCGTTAGCTATAGCGGCGTTTATGTCTTTAGTTTCCATCATTTCCCCTCAAAAACTCAGTCCCAGCTGGCGTGATTTGCCAGACAACTTCTTGCCGGTTACGCAGATTTGTTTCGCGCTCACCGCTATCAACAACCAGCCCCATGTTTTGCAGCTCTGTTAATCGAGGCTTGACGCTGTACTCGTAAGCGTTCACTTTCTGGACAACCTGACTGCTTGACAGGCCAGACGGGGCTGCGGCGAGGCTTTGCAAGGTTTTCAGCCGTAGTCCCGTTACCTTTGGTGCAATAAACTCAGCAGCGAGCCGCTCAGTATCTTTGGCGTTTTTGTGAACCAGCGGTGGCCGGTCAAAATTGAGCTCTGATTGTGTCATCATGCCGGACTCCAAAGCGTTGGGTCAGGAAACAAAATAACGAGCATAAACCACACCATTGCCATCAAGGTGATGAACAAAACTGTGGCGAATATTTCGCGAATCCAGTCTTTCATTGTCATGTGATACCCCATATTTTTCTGGCTTCTGCCAAGTAGGTTTCGGGTTCGGACCAGTAGATTGCAGTCCAGTCCGGCGATACTAAGCTCAGCAGCTCTTCTTTATTGGTTGCCATGCGAAGCATATTCTCAGTTGTTTTGTGGTATTGCGTTGTGTCGCGAATGATGTCGCTAAGAAAATCATTACGCAGCTCAGGCGCGTTTTCTGGCGTAAAGATCTTATAATCAGTGGCGTTGGCATAGACCAGGAATGGCGGCTGGTGACCGTTCAGCTGCCAAAAGCCGGCACACTGAAACACATTGTTCATATCGAACATACCAGTCAGCGAGCTCGGCAGACTGCCGGCTTGCCAGCCAGACTTTGACCTGGCACTTGGCCGTGACCATTTTGTTTTAAGATCACCGCGCCGGTTATAGTCAGGCTTTGTGTGATAGGGCAGGGCAAGGCCGGGGAAGGTATCAAGCAGCTCTATCTCGCCCAGGATGCGGTTGTCGCTTGCCATAGCTTCTTGCAAGCCCATCACCGCGTGTTCAGCTACAAGCGGCAGCTCTTCTAGATACTTTTCTTTTTTAGCTTGATCCAGCTCATCGACGGGTTTGTATGATTGCAGCTGTTCGATGCCGGCATGAGTTGCCTCAGCCATGTCCAGGGTTTTGCCCTCGCTATCCATGACACAGCGCAGATCAGATGTGGTCTGTACGGCTGAGCCGCTTGCCATGTTGGCGCTACCGCGTCCGTCTTTCAATCTGTGCAGTGTGTCTTTGGCTAAAAGCTTGTCTTTGTCTGAAGCAGTTTTATCGCCCAGCGTGTCGTAGGCTTTATCAATCAAGGGCCGGACGTGCGTCTTTTCAAACAGGTTTTTAGCCCTGTCTTTTGATCTCTGATTGCTGTGTGTGATTACATTGTGGCGCGATGCCCACGCCGGTACGTCTCTTATCATAACACCCTATCCTCAACTGTGTAAGGATAAGGCGTATCATTAACCGACGTATCACGTCAAGCTACTTATCGAATATTATTTCCAAACCACGCAAATCAGGTCGCATAATCATCGATAAAACTGGCGTTGCTCATACGAGTTTTTGCGAGCGCAGTGTGCGGTTTACGTCACCATTATGAATGGTATAAAGGCCACCAGGCTCAGGATATAAAACACCAGCCATCAGGCGTGTTTTTTTACCGCCTAAATCAACTTCTTTTTCAAGCAGCGCATAAGCTTCATGGCCGTGCGCTTCTGGGTGGACAATCTTTTCGTTGATGGGGTCTAATAAAACAGACTCAAGCGCTTTGTTCCAATAGTTCCAAGGTCCGGTATACCTGTTGTCTACAGTCCAATGGACTATACCGGTGGTGGCTGGTCTATATGTATGGCTGTAAACTTGACCATAATATGTACCGCTCCATTCTCTCTGAACTTGCCCATCTTTATCAAGGTGACATTTGCCTATGATTGGCATCGGTGCGGCTTCAAACATTATATCGTAAGGAGAGCAATTAAGCACACGCGAATAAGCCTCAGCGTGGTCGAGGGTCATCTTGATATTTCCCGATTGATGCCTTGACACAGTTTCTGGGGTGTAGCCGCCAGCAAGTCTGCCAACCTCTTTCTTTGTGAGCCCACTACGCGCGATCTGTTTTGCTAAGTTATTTCCCATACTCATAATGTATCACCTTGACCGTTCCCGTTAAAGACAGAATATCTAGATAAGGTACTTTACGGATCGCGTCAAGTGATGTAGACGATAATGCATGATATTAGACACATTTCGCAGACAAAGGGGCTGGTCATACAGTGAGCTAGCCCGTCAAGTTGATGCCA